GCACTAAATGTAATCTATATACCATCTATATTTTATGGTAGTAGAATTAATCCCGGCTCTGTTAGTCTCAAATGGTATGTAAGCGGTTCGGTAGTTGCTGAGGTGCAGGACACCAAGGAAAATGGTGAACTTATAGAAGTGAGTGGTTCAAACACTGGTCTGGTTGCCGGTGTAGTCATGTATAACGAAGGTATAATAACACTTACAGGTTCTTGGGATATTATCGAAGATGCTTTACCTCTTGTAACTGGTGCACCCGCGGGAGGTCTTGTAAATCCTAAGTGGATTTATTTTGGTGCTGGTGGTAATGACAAGATAGATAAAACTGCCATAACGCAACATTTCGCTTCTGCATCATTCGGTATAAATTTTCAAGGTCAAACAGACACACAAGTTTGCACCATGTTTGCAAAAGCATCTAAAGGTCAAGCCAACTACTCCAATAATCCAACATTTATTAAAAAAGGTCAAACATACTTACTTACAACTGGTTCAACCATATACGAAGAGAACCCCAATAGAACAGTTAAAAATATCAACTCTTCAAGCTTTGGTGCATACTCTGAGCCGTTTGAGCGACAAGTTTATATTTCTAGAATTGGAATCTACGACGAAGATAAAAACTTAATTGGAGTTGCAACTCTATCTAATCCAGTTCTTAAGAAAGAAGATGAAGACTTATCATTTAAATTAAAGTTAGATATATAGTAGAATACTTTTATGATTTTAGGTGTAGATGTATCAACTAGTATTACTGGTTTTGCTGTCGTGGCAGAGGGGCAGCTTGTGTATTATGACTCTGTTGATTTAAGAAAGTATAAAAATGTATTTGATAAAACAATTGCGATGAAAGAAAAAATACTTGATCTTTATGAAATGTATCAACTTAATAATGATGATTCATCATCTGCTGGATATGGAGAGTCGATGTATCCTATTGAGCACATTTACATTGAGCAACCATTTACATTTTTTAATTCCGGTGGATCATCAGGGAAAACAATGGCTGCATTACAAAAATTTAATGGTATAGTTTCATGGCTTTTGTTTGAAACATTTGAAATTAGGCCGGAATTTATTGGCGCAACATCAGCTAGAAAGCACGCGGGCATTAAAGTTCCAAGAGGCAAGAAAGCTAAACAAGTTGTATTAGAACATCTTCTGGAAACAGAACCAGCATTTCATATAGAATATACAAGACATGGTAATCCAAAACCTGAAAGCTTTGATCGTGCTGATGCTATTGTAATTGCAAAGGCTGGTTGGGATATAGAATATTAGTGCTAGTTACTATGTGTCTGATGAAGAATATTTTAAAGTCGGTGATATTGTAACTGAAAAAGAATTAATTGTGCCATCTGATCGATCACGATGGAATGGTATTGTTATTTCTGTCGAAAGAAACTCTTGGGTGTTTACAACAATTAAGTCACCAGAAACTCAAGACCGAGTAACTGTGCTTTGGCTTGACAATGCAGTTGTAGAAGAATTGCCGGCATCTGTATTAATATTATGGTACCGTGCAGAACAAACATAGAATTTTGTGTTGACAATAAATAACTAATTGGATATAGTATATGTGGAGGTTGTTATGAATTACTTGGGCTATGCCTGCATCAATATGGGTTTCTCTTCGTTGCCAAAGTCGCAACGTATTACCACTAACCGCAGTATGATTAGACGCACGTTTGATGAACGTGGAATCGAATACGCCGCAGAGCTTGCACTGCAAAATCTGCGTGACTTGCATACGATTCTTGAATGGAATCTTGAGCACGATATCTATTTTTATCGTCTTTCATCGGATATTATTCCTTGGGCGTCTGAATATGACCTTACAGAACTGCCTAATTTTGGCGCTATACACGCTGCAGCACTCAAGGCAGGTAACTTTGCACGTAAGCATGGAATGCGCCTTACAGCGCACCCGGGACCGTTTAACAAGCTAGCATCACCAAAGGAGCGAGTGTTTGAATTGACTAAGACTGATTTGTCTGTTCATGGTGATCTATTCGATCTAATTGGTTTACCACGTACACCATATGCCAAGCTAAACATTCACGTTGGTGCAGCCTACGGTGATAAGCCTTTTGCCCTCGATAACTTTTGTCGCAATTTTGAGCGGCTACCCGACAACGTGCGCTCACGCTTGACAGTCGAGAATGACGATAAGACCTCATTGTACTCAACACTTGAATTGTATGAAGGTGTCTACAAGCGCATTGGTATTCCAATTGTATTTGATTATCATCATCATATGTTGCACCCCGGAGGTCAAACAGAACAAGAGGCACTTGAGTTGGCATTGTCTACGTGGGGTGATATCAAGCCTGTTGTGCATTATGCCGAGTCTCGCTCACTCGAACACAATAATCCCAAGATTAAGCCACAAGCACATTCAGATCTTGTGTATAACACACTGGACAATTATGGTCATGAGTTTGATATTATGATTGAAGCTAAGCATAAGGAACTAGCACTTTTACAATACAGAGAGAATCAGAAGTGTCTAGCCGCAAAGTAAAAGTTGGAGATCTAATAAAGAGAACAATTTATAGTCCTGTTCCTCCACCAAAGCAAATTAATTTTAAGTTTACTGAAATGGAGGATTGTGGTATAGTTGTTAAAGTAGAGCCAAATAGTGATACAGTGCATGCATATTTTTTTAAGCATAGTTCACTAGGTCCAATACCAATAAGACATGGGTTCTTTACTGTTATAGGTGATGAATGAAAAATGCACAAGCTAAAAAAATATTGCAAGGTGTCTTGGGAAATTGTCATGACAAAGGTTCTGAGATGCTATTCACATGTCCGGTCTGCCATCATCACAAACGTAAGTTTTCTGTTAATGTTGGTAAAAATGTTTACAAGTGTTGGATCTGTGATTATCGGGGCCGTAATATTAGGCGTGTTGTGCGTCGGTTTGGCAACTATAACCAACTTGCTGCGTGGGACCAAATATTCGGGCGTCAAGATTTGGAAAGATTTAATGACCTCTTTGCTGAACAAGAGCCTACAGAAAACAAGCAAAAATTGGAATTACCGCAAGAATTCTTAAGTCTTGCAACAGCAAAACTGCCAGCCACAGGATTATATGCTTATAAGTATTTAGCTAGCCGCGGCGTAACGATGGCTGATATTCTTAAATGGAAAATTGGTTATTGCTTTAGCGGTGAATATCGTAATAGGGTTATCATACCATCGTTTGATGAAGATGGCGATGTAAGCTACTTTATTGCTCGTTCTTATAGTGGTGATTCTTACAAGTATAAAAATCCAAGAGCCTCAAAAGATATTACATTTAATGAACTATATATCGACTGGAATAAAGACCTAGTATTGGTCGAAGGAGTTTTTGATGCACTGGTCGCCGGAAATGCTGTTCCTATATTGGGTTCAACCCTACGGTCGGGGACCGACTTAATACGATAGTTTGTACGGAACGACACCCCAATCTACATCGCCCTTGACCCAGATGCAGCAGACAAAGAAAGAAGGATTATTAAAATGCTTCTACAATATGATATTGAGCTACACAAAATAGATGTATCTGGATACGAAGATGTTGGTTCAATGCCCAAATCTGTATTTGAGCAAAGAAAAAAGAATGCATCTTTTATTGATGCTGATAACTATTTATTGCTAGATTTATTATCGGCAGTATAAAATGATTATCAAAGAAGATAGATTAAAACAAATTATTCGTCAAGAAATTGAACTTCACATTATTGAGCAAATTATTGACGAAGAGTTTGAAGCATTTTTATTAGAATCTGATGCTTATGATCGATATAAGGCACAAGATCGTAAAGATTTAAAATCCAAAGTTGCCAGAAGTCTTGCTGGGTTGACCGCTGCAACGGGTGCGGGTTTTACCATGCAGCAGAAAGTAGATGATCTCGGACAAGCAAAAAAAGCGTCAGCCCAAACCGCAGCGCAAAAAAATTACGAAGCCAGTTCAACAATTGAGAATGCGGCTAAAGAATTACAGAAACGAGCTGCTAATTTAAAGTCTTGGATGTGGACCTCAACCGACACACAAACTTTACCATTTCCAACAAACCCGGAAAATTATAGTGAAGCCGTGTTACCCCCAGAGTGGTCTGTTATGGCTCAAGTTGCTATTGATATGAAAGCACAAAAGCCTAAATACCCAGTAGATAAAAATTATTTACAAGTAGCAAACAATCCTGATTCACTATCGAGTGCGTACAAAAACATAAAAGGCAACCCACCAAAAGGCCCTCATAAAAATTTCTTTAAAACATTTTCACCTGATACATACCCATTTTCTGATGCTAGCGAGTTAGGAATTAATAGGGCAATGTTTCCCGCGGGAACTGGCTTACCATCAGCTATGCTTGACTTGGATGGTGATGGTGGTCCAGATTTACAAAATATAGTTTACATTCCCTTTGATGAATTACCGGATGATTATGTAATGCCATTAAGCGGATTGACCAAAAGCGATTATTATAAAAAATATTATTATGGCGATGGTATGAGTTTAGAAATGTTTAAAAATTTAAAAGGTGCCAAACCGTCTGTGAAAGAAAGTAAGATAACTTGGCAGAATTACAAAAACCGAAAGAAAAAGCTTGCGTAGTTTAAATTAGCATGCTATACTAATTTAGTGAGGGTAAAATGAATTTTATTTTTGATACACTGTGGAAGGCTTTTTTTATCCAATTTGGGATGATTTTGGGGCAACTTTTTGACATCTTTCTTCATGCTTTCTTTGGTGTTCCTTACCTGACTATTTAGGAGAATTTGTGAGCATTAAAATAGCACACGTCTCTGATATTCATGTGCGAAAACTTAAATATCACAAAGAATATCGAGCCGTGTTTGAGCAGCTTTATGAAAAGCTGAGAGAAGAAAAGCCTGATATCATTGTTAATACGGGTGATACATTTCATACAAAGCTTGATTTGAGCCCTGAAGCAATCAGGATGATGAGCGAGCTATTTGTTGGTCTTGCTGATATTGCACCTTACCACATGATTCTTGGCAATCATGACATGAACTTAAAGAATAGTGGTCGGCTTGATGCCATATCACCAATTGTTGATTATTTGGAACATCCAAATATTCACTTTCATAAATATGCATCTGTGGTGGAAGTAGCTCCCGGTATCGACTTGCATGTCTTGTCTATTGTTGATCCCGAGAACTGGCAGAAACAATTACCCGATGACCGTGTTAATATTGCACTCTATCACGGTTCAGTAGTAGGGTCAGTGACTGATAGTGGCTGGATGATGACACACGGTGACATATCACTCGAAGAGCTTGAAAAGTATGATTATGCAATGCTGGGTGATATTCACAAGACAGACCAAAAAGTTGATAATGATGGTCGAGCACGGTACCCGGGCTCACTTGTACAACAGAATCATGGTGAGTCAAATGATAAGGGTTATCTTATTTGGGATATTCAAGATAAGAATACATGGGCAACAAGGCATGTCTCACTTACTAACCCGAAGCCGTTTATTACTATCGAACTTACTCGCAAAGGACGAATGCCAAAGAATATTTCTATTCCGCTTGGTGCTCGTCTTCGTCTCGTTAGTAATAATAATTTACCGCTTGACTCTATGAAAAGAGCAGTTGATGTAGCTAAACATAGATTCAAACCAGAAACAATATCGTTTTTGAATCGTGCATCAGGTGAGCGAGGTTCTGTTGAAGCATTAACTGATGGTTTGCAAACTGAAAATCTAAGAGATATAAAAGTACAAGAAGAATTGATAGATGAATATTTAGTTGACTATGAAGTGCAAGAAAAGACACTTGAGAAAGTTTACGAACTAAATAAGAAGTATAACAAAATTGTTGAGGACAATGAGGATGTATCGCGGAATATTAACTGGAAACTTGTTGACTTTGAGTTTGACAATCTGTTTAATTACGGGGATGGTAATAATGTTAGCTTTGAAGAGCTAAGTGGTATTATTGGTATCTTTGGTAAAAACTTTTCTGGTAAAAGCAGTATCATTGATGGTATCTTGTGGACACTGTTTAATACGACATCTAAGAATGAGCGAAAAAACTTAAATGTAATTAACCAGAACAAAGAAGATTGTCGCGGAAAGGTAACAATACAGATTAATGATTTGGTCTATACAGTCGAACGAAAAGCTAAGAAGTACATCAAAAGACTGAAAGGCGAAGAGACACTAGAGGCTAAGACGGAATTAAACTTTGAAGTTTATGATCCAGTTATGGATGAAACCACATCTTTAAATGGGCTCACAAGAACACTCACCGATGCTAACATACGAAAACAGTTTGGTACACTTGATGACTTTGCAGTTTCATCTTTATCGTCTCAGCACGGTGCTTTGGCATTTATCGATGAAGGCTCGACCCGTCGTAAGGAAATCATCGCGAAGTTTCTCGATCTTGAATTGTTTGATCGTAAGTTTAAGTTAGCCAAGGAAGACTCAGTTGACCTCAAGGGTGCACTTAAGAGACTTGAGACTAAGAATTATGATGATGAATTAGATTCTGTAAATGCATCGCTTGTTGAAGCGAGACAACAGATGAGCGAACACAAGTCAATTTGCACTGCTCTAAAAGAAGCAGTCGTGGAATTAACTGATGTCAAAAATGAGATTGAGTCCAAAATTGATTCTATACCCGCCGAAATTATCGATATTTCAGCAGTCAATAAAGAAATCAGATTAAAAGAAAATCAAATAACAAAGCACATTCTTGAGAATGATGAATTTGCTGATACTTTAAAAACAAAACAAGGTGTGTATAAAAAGATTGTAAGTTTTCTCGATGAGTTTGATTTACAGAAATTTGAAACTCAACGGCAACAAATTAATCAGTACAGAGAACAACTTAAGACACAAGAAGATAATCTTGATAAACTACTAGAAGAACACAACTATATTCTGAAAAAAGAAAGCTTGTTGCATGATCATGAGTATGACCCCAACTGTGAATATTGTTCTAATAATGAGTTTGTCAAAGAAGCACAAGCAGCCGTTAGCAGAAAAGCTGATATAGAGGCTCAACAAGCTGACACATTACAAACGATTAATATAATCACGGAAGAAATCAAGAGTCTAAATCCAACAGATGTTGAAACACAATTTGAACGGTATAATAAGATAGAGTCTAACAAGCACACAGTATCATCAGAGATTGCTGATTTGAATCTTGAGATTGAGAGAAACAAAAATTCTGTTTTATTTTTAGAAGATAAACTAAAAGAACTGTGTGCAAAACGAGATGAATACGAGGAAAACAAAGAAGCAATTGAAAATCTGGAAGCTTTAGTAACTCAGCTTAACAAGTGTCATTATAAGATTGAGCAAACACAAAAGAAGATTGATACCTGTGATGCTGCCACACTTGAGCTTGTAAAGTCTGTTGGTTCATACGAACAAAAGATTGAAACCATCAAAGAACAAAAGCAGGAGTATCAAGACCTTCAGACCGAGTTTGCTGCATACCACTTGTTTATGATTTGTATGCACCCTAATGGTATTGCTTACGACATTATTAAGAAGAAGATACCAGTGATCAACGAAGAGATTGCGAAGGTGCTAGCTAATATCGTTGACTTTGAAGTATTCTTTGAAGCTGCAGGTAATAAGTTTGATATCAATATCAAGCATCCAAAGTATGAAGAGCGACCAATAGAGATGGCATCTGGTGCGGAGAAATCACTGTCTGCAATGGCTATCCGTCTAGCATTGTTAGGAGTTTCATCACTACCAAAGTCCGACTTGTTCATTCTTGATGAACCGGGTACAGCACTGGACGAAGACAATATGTCGGGTTTTATTCAGATTTTGGAACTAATTAAGGTATATTTCAAGAATGTTTTGTTGATCTCGCACCTTGATTCGCTCAAAGATTGTGTCGATATGCAAATCGTAATTGATAAAAAATCAGGATACGCAAAGGTTAACCAATAATGAAAATTACAAAATCACAACTTAAACAAATCATTAAAGAAGAGCTTGAAGCTGTTTTGGAAAACAAAAATAGCTTTCCAGTTGATCAGAGAGAATTGGAAAAAGAAGCGAACAAACTTGAACTTGCCAGAGGCACCTCTGTTGCAAGAGGTGAACACAGCCCTACTGATAGAACAATTGACGCACTGATGAACATAGTTGGTGATAATTATATGGTAGTCGATTATAGAAGCGATGAGGGTATGAAACAGTTTACAGACATCGAGCAAGGGAATATAGATTTACCAGATGGAACAAAGGGTGCCATAATTATCATACCCAATAGAACATTTGCTACACAAGATGGAAATTTAATTGTTCATTATAAGACAATCCGTAGTAATAAATATGGTAGAGCAGTATTACCAAGGTAAAACAATAATGAAGATATCCAAATCCCAACTTAAGCAAGTCATTAAAGAAGAGCTAGAATCAGTTCTAACTGAAAGATTATCTCAGAGAGAATTTCGACAAGAAGTATTTGCTTTAGCAAAAGCATTCGATAATCCTGAATATGTAAAAAAAGTTTTAAACCCTTTAAAAGACTTATATTTTAAATTGGATATAGGTAACGAAAAAATAAAAAGAAGATATGCCGAAGATGTCATTCGTGCTGCCTTCTCTCAATACTCAGATACAGAACAACAAGACTTGCTATCACAGCTTACGACTGATCAACCATACACTAGATATGGTGATAAGATGGCTGCACAAATTAAGGATACATATAGATAATGTCTAACAATGATAACAACGAATTTGATTTTCTGCCTCCCGCAGAGCCACCACCCTCCTTCAATCAGGAGAAAGATCACTATCACGAAGAGGTAGAAGCAGAAGACTTTGGAATGGTAGAAGATTTCGGTCTACAGATGGAATACTCTGATGAAGATTTACTACCTGAGAACACAGCCCCATCATCTATTAATGTGGGGTTTGTTGGTGTTGGTGGCGGTGGCAACAAAATGGCTAATGCTTTTATTGAGCTTGGCTTTAACAAAACCTTGCTTGTTAACACAACAGGCAAAGACATTCCTAAGAATGTTGAAGAGGATCATGTTGTCCTCATTCCCGATGCCGATGGTATTGGTAAAAATGTAGAATATGGAAAAGAGGTATTAACACAAAATGGTGCTATTGTTGAAGATGCTCTCCGCATCAAGCTTGGAAAAGTCGATTGGCTATTCGTCCTCGCCGGAGGAGGCGGTGGGACCGGCAGCAGTGTTACTGCTCTTCATCCTGTATTCGAGCGCTATCTTCGTTCTGTTCAAGCTTCTGGACAAGTAGTATATGTTACATCTTGGCCCACAGCACAAGAAAACCTTAATCCTACAATCGCTAGAAATGCTCTCACTCTTGCGAATGATGTGTCAAAACACCCACACATCATCCTAGACAACGAACGAGCAACAAGATTACTTCGTGGTAGAATTGGTATGCTGGGTATGTATCCGGTTGCCAACACACAATTTGCAAAGTCATTAGCCCAAGTTTTGAAACTCTCCAATGAGGACTCACCGATCCAATCTTTTGATAGTAAGGATTTAGAAACTTGTCTGGGCAATGACGGTCGTGCCTTCATGGGCTCAACTATGATAAAAGATCCTAATACTGGAAAGCTTGGATCGGTGATCCTCCACAACTGCATGAACCGCTCTGCATGTCCTCCACCCAAGGGTAAGGCGGCAGCAGGCTCGTTAGTATTAGTTGTGTCAGAAGAGATGGTGGCTGACCCTAAAGTTAGCAAAAATATTGAGTCGGCAATCGCTTATGTCGGCGGTCGATGCGAGACACTTTTTTCTGGTGTTTATGTCAGAAAGAATGTGCCCGGTTTGATTGCGATACTAAGTATGAATGGATTAGCGACATGAAAATAACAAAACAACAACTTAAAGAAATTATTTCAGAAGAGATCGAAAAGACATTAAACGAAAATGAATCAGATCATCTCAATTTAAATGAAAACGATGAGCTTAAAGGTAAACTATCAAATGCGTTCAAGATCAGAAGTGATCCCGAATATCTGTTAAATATCATGTCAACTAGATACCCCATTGTAATCGACAAAATTAAAAAAAGAGGGTTAGGAGACAGGTATGTAGCAGCAGCTAAAGCAGCAGACAAGCAGCATGGGGCACTTTTAGACCCCAATCAATATTTGAGACAGCCTGACGAATTGGACGCCTACTTGGGACTATCACAAAAAGCACCAGCAGCCGCACCATCAAGCGCTGGCGGTAAGCAAGCGGTAGTATCAAATGTTCAAAAAATGTATGATGATTTGCGGACTTACGATACAAAGTTTCAAAAAGATCCCGAGATCAGAAAAAAATATGAAGCTGCTTTGGGTGCAATTAACTCCCTGTTAAGGAGTTTGTAACTAAGTATGAATGGATTAGCGACATAGGAGATTACAATGGCTAGACGTAAAAATACAAGAACATTTGATCCTCGTTATTTTATGGACGAGAAGACAGAAATAATCAAAGAAGAAATCGAGAAGACAGAGCTTTTAAAAGAATCATTGGTTGATGCAATTATTCAGATAATTAAAAACTCTACCATTGATGACATGGATAATGCAGATCTTCACTATGCGATTAAGGAAAAGTTTCCAGATTTAAGCGATGATCAGATTGATCAAGCCATGAATGATAAGAAGTTGGATCCTTATTACGATTCGACTAAAGGTGTCTACTCAAAAAATCCAGAATCAGAAGAGCCAGAAGAATTATTTGGATTTCCTGACAGGCAAACTGCAAAAAAATTTATCAGGGACAATCCATCGTTTTTTAACGAGGATGTAGAAGTTTCCGGCGGTGGTGTCAGAAGTGTAAAGGGTGTAAAAGATGCCATTATTAGAAATCTAGAAGATGCTATGAAAGCAGCACAACGAGGTGACTTTTCCATAGTTGCTACTAAAGTTGCCAACTTGAAGGACCACATCGAAGCATTAAAGGATGTAGGAGAAGCCAGATGAATTGGTTAAAAAGTTTATGGACTACCTTAGTTAGAAAAACATCAACGGTTGCCGAAGAGGTTACTGAGGTTTTGGTTGAAGAGGATGATTCTTCTGTAGCTGAGATCTTTGAAGGTATTTGCAAGCAAGCAGGTCTTGGAGGTAAGTTCCTTGAAGGCTTGAGTGCGACTGAGAAGTTTGTTGAATGGTACGAAGGTGATGCAGATGAAGAATCTATTAGAGCTTCATTAGCAGAATTTAAAACTACCGACCCAGCTATCAATGCAAAGATGACTTCTATAGGCAAATTTTAAAATGAAGATTAGCATATCAGAGCTTAAAGAAATTATACAACAGGAAATTGATTCTCTTGCTGAAGGATATTATTCTAAAGGCAAATGTGTTTATAAAAAAAAAGACAATTCTAAAGTTGGTTGTACAGATGGTCCAGTAAAGGATTATTTAGCCGCGCTCTATGCCAATGTCGGTGATGCAAAAGAAAGTAAACTTAAAGAGGGTATTGAACAACTTACGCCTGAAAACATTGAATCGTTGTTTAGTGCTATGAAAGAAATGGCAACAAAACCAGAAATTGTTAAGGCTTTAGGCGACGACGGCTTAGTTGGAGCAATAGATAAAATGAAAGATTCGTTTATGAAGAAAACATCGACTGGGACATCTGAGCCTACTATGCCAGCTAGTACGTTGCCGGCAAAAGAGATGGATCAGTAGAGGGCTTATGATGTCTAAAGCAAATGCATTTCTGGACACATGGTTAGCTAAACTAACATCTCGCAAGCTAATGGTCTGGTTAGCTGCGACAGGTCTAACGTTGGCGGGACATGTCACTAGCGAAGACTGGGTGATTATTTCAGCAATCTATATTGGAGGTCAAACTATTATTGATGGCATCTCTAGATTGCGAGGTTACAATGATTAGAAAACAAATTTTAGAGTTTGTTGTAACACACTGGAAAGAAATACTGATAGTTGTATTAGCAATTGTAGTTGTTGCTAAGACGAGATATGACTACAATCTAATGCAGAAAACATATAAGACACAAATAGAGTCTGCACAATCACAAATTGAAGGTCTTAAAGAAATACACAAGCAAGAGATTAGAGAAAAACAATTGCTTATGGAGAGTCATCTTAAATCAATTGCGCAAATAGAAAAAGACTACGAAGATGCTCTAGATATGATAGACGAACTAAGACAAGATAAAGCCGGTAAATATAAGAACAAGTTTAATAGTGATAGAGAAGAACTAATTAAAGATATAGAATCTAAGTTTGGTATTGAGTATGTTCCTTAAACTATTACTACTATTAACGATGGTTGCCAATGCCACAGAGCCTGCAAAGTTTACCGTATTAGAATATAAAGCTCCAGCACCTTTTGCTGGTGTTTTGTTTGACGAAAATGCGATTGCAAAGGTGTTGTCAGGTTATGATATAGCATTATATTCCTGCGAGATAAAAACAGAGTATGAACTCAAAGTGTTGAGAGAAGAATACGAATTTAAATTAGAGAATTTAAAAATAGAACATAATGCTTTAACAAAAGAATACGACTTGTTTATAATGGAGAAAGACAAGGAAATAAAAGCACTTGTAAACTCTCTAGAGAAAACAGCACCAAAATATAAGTGGTGGTGGTTTGCTGGAGGTGTTGCTGTCGGTACTGCGAGTGCATATAGTGCTTACAAGGTATTTAATGAGTAATAAAGATTTTGATCAAATCGCTGCAATTGAAAAAGCAATAAAAGAAAAGTATGGTGATGATGCGATTGCAAACCCCAAGGCATTTTGGGATGAAGATAAAGAAAAAAAATATCTTGAGCAAATGAAAGATTTTTATGCCAAGACTTCTAAAAATTTTGAATGGGAAGATAAAATTGACGTAAATGGTATAAAGGTTAGCAAAAAACTACTTAATAAAGAACCACGTAAAAATTGTCCTGTCTGCGGAGCTTTTCCAAAGAAATCTATGGATGATGTTTGCTTAGTCAAATTTGATTGTTGCAATAAGTGCTACATACAATATGTCGAAGGCAGAGAAGAGCGTTGGGAAAAAGGTTGGCGACCAAAACTAAATAAGGATAATTAAAATGGCTACAGTTTACGAAATAGTTCAAGGTCTCTCGCAGGCCGCTGCAAATGCTTACGACGGAGCACTAGATGAGAATAATGAACCCTTGAGCGTTGGTTTAAATCGTGAAGAGGGTGATATGCTTCGTGATAAAAGAGTTATGGATGGGTTTAATATACGTTTTGCTGGCAACATCATGCACTTGACTTATATGTCGGAAGTTCAGCTTAAGAGAGTTCATGAAAACGGTTTTGAAAATGAAGTACAATCTACCATGTCTGAAATTATTAAGTTTCTTAAAAAGGAATATAGAAAGATTACAGGTAGCTCTGTTACCCTAACACAAGTCGAAGAAGCCGATATTAGAGTTGAGAGCACTTCTAATGTGCGCTCATTCCTTACGGCAGTTCAACAATTTACCGTTGGTGGTTTAGATGAAGCCATGAATAATAAAGAAGGTTCACAAGCACCCGACGCATATTGGCAAGACTTCATGTCTCAAGGCGGCTGGACTGGTGATGGTGGAAAGCGTCCATCTAATGACACCAGAAAGAAGGAGTAAGGTAATGCAGATTACTAAAAAGCAACTTCGTAATATTATTCTAGAAGAATACATGAAAGAAGAAAATATTACCGAGTATAGTGAAGAGGCTGAAGAGCTTATTAGGCAAATGATTGGTGACGATGAGTATAGGCGTCGTAGAGAGCTTGAGATGCCCAGAGATCGAAATGACGGAAGCACTGCCCCAATGTATAAAGGATCCGATGCTGTCGAGGAACAGATTGCAGCCTTGGTTCAAGGTATGGAGCCAGATGATGTGGCTGAACTTTTTCAGTCCGTCTTTTCAAGATTGCCCGGTGTAGAGATGCAGGATGATGAACCCGATCCACCTTCTTTGTATGGCGATCCTAGAGACGATGGAAGGTCGCCGATTACTTTAGGACCAGTAAGAGAAGATTTTGATTTAGCTGCTCTGCAAGAAATGATTCGCACTATGATCAGGGATGTATGAGTTTTGAACTTACCAAAAAACAAAAGTTTCAAGAAATATTAAAGTGTGGTAAAGACCCTGCATACTTCTTGAAAAATTATGCCCGTATATCACATCCGATGCACGGGCTAATCCTTTTTGATACGTATGATTTTCAAGATACTTTATTAAATGATTTCAACGATTATAGATTTAATATTATTTTGAAAGCAAGACAATTAGGTATATCTACCATTACAGCCGGATATATCTCTTGGCTAATGCTTTTCCATAAAGATAAATCAATCCTTGTCATGGCAACTAAGTTTGCTACGGCTGGAAACCTCGTAAAAAAAGTCAAGAGCATTATGAAAAACTTACCAGAGTGGATTCGCATAGCTACCATCTCTGTAGACAACCGAACATCATTTGAATTGTCTAATGGATCATCTATTAAGGCTGCTTCAACTTCTGGAGATGCTGGTCGTTCTGAGGCACTGTCATTGCTTGTTCTTGATGAGGCTGCACACATTGAAGGTCTTGAAGAGTTGTGGACTGGTCTGTACCCCACGCTGTCTACTGGTGGTCGTTGCATCGCACTGTCAACTCCTAATGGTGTTGGTAATTGGTTTCATAAAAACTGTGTCGATGCAGAAAGTGGAGCGAACAACTTTAATCTTACAACACTACCATGGGATGTTCATCCTGATAGAGATGAAGAGTGGTACAAAAAAGAAACCAGAAATATGTCCAAGCGACAGATTGCTCAAGAGCTTGAATGTAATTTCAACACTTCTGGCGAGACTGTAATTGATCCTGATTGTATGGAATGGCTTTTATCAAATGTGTGCGAACCAAAGTACAGAACTGGTTTTGATAGAAACTTTTGGATTTGGGAAGAATATGATCCCACATGTAATTATCTTATGGTTGCTGATGTAGCTCGCGGCGATGGTGCTGATTACTCAACATTTCATATGATTAAGCTAGAGACCTTACAAGTCATCGGAGAATACCAAGGTAAGCCAACATTGGATATGTATGCAAATATATTAAATCAAGTCGGTAGAGAATTTGGAAATGCCATGTTGGTTGTAGAAAACAATAATGTTGGATTTTCGGTTTTAGATAAACTCATTGAAGCAGGTTACCCCAATTTGTATCACTCTATCAAATCGACCCATGAATACATTGAACAATATCAGGCAGAGTATAGAAACTCGGCGGTACCCGGTTTTACTACATCATCAAAGACTAGACCCCTTATCGTTGCGAAATTAGAAGAGTTTATCAGAAATAAACTAATTACCGTGTATTCTTCTCGGACAATAAATGAGATGAAGACGTTTATTTGGAGGAATGGCAGACCGCAAGCTATGAAAGGTTACCATGATGATTTAATCATGGCACTTGCAATTGCATGCTGGGTAAGAGATACAGCAATTCAAAATAGCGCTAGAGATTTAAATTATCAGAAAGCATTTGCAAACGCTATCATCACGTCTAGAACAACCATGAACACAAAAATTAAAGGTCAAATTGGATACAAAGAACAAGAATCATTTGATAAAATAGATCAAGCAAAAAAAACTTACGAAGAGTTTAATTGGATAATAAAGTGAGAAACTAAATGGCAGACAATTCAAACAAAAACAACCCTAGAAATAATCAGTCACAACTGTTTAAATCGCTAACCAGATTATTTTCTGGACCAATTATTAATTATCGTTCACAATCTGGGCGTAGAATACGTAGACAACATCTTGATAAGTTTTCTTCAAGATTTAAAACTGCATCAGGTCAACAATTTAAAAAAACACATTATAGCCCATTAGAACAAATTGGTGCTAACGCAATTGCTAATCAAAGACGTTCTGAGCGCTACGTCGATTTTGATCAAATGGAATATACTCCTGAAATAGCATCGACTCTGGATATATATGCAGATGAGATGACAACATATTCTGATTTGAGACCTATGCTCAATATTAATTGCCCTAACGAAGAGTTAAGAGCAGTATTAACAATCTTATATGAGAACATCCTTAATGTAGAATACAACTTATTTGGTTGGTCGAGAACGATGTGTAAGTACGGCGACTTCGTATTATATTTGGACATTGATGAAAAGTACAGCGTGCAGTCTGCTATATCATTACCGCCTCAAGAGGTAGAAAGGTTAGAGGGTCAAGATGCGACAAATCCAAATTATGTGCAGTATCAGTGGAACTCAGCCGGCATGACTTTTGAAAATTGGCAAGTTGCACACTTCAGAGTGCTTGGTAATGATAAGTATGCGCCTTACGGAACCTCGATACTGGAGCCCGCACGTAGAATCTGGCGTCAGCTTACATTGATGGAAGATGCTATGATGGCTTATCGTGTTGTGCGTTCATCTGAACGTCGCGTATTTAAGATTGATGTTGGTGCTGTTCCACCCAATGAAGTTGAACAATATATGGAAAAAGTTGTTACTCAACTAAAGAGAAATTCAGTTGTTGATCCAACCACTGGACGTGTTGATTTAAGATACAACCCAATGAGTATTGAGGAAGATTATTACATTCCGGTACGCCAAGGTTCACAAACCGAGATACAATCATTAGCCGGAGCACAAAATATTACAGCTATTGATGATGTCAAGTATCTTCGCGACAAGCTGTTCTCAGCACTCAAGATACCTCAATCGTATCTCACGATGGGTGAGGGAGCTACCGAAGATAAAACAACATTAGCACAAAAAGATATTCGTTTTGCTAGAACTATCCAAAGATTACAACGAGTTGTTATTTCTGAGCTTGAGAAGATAGGAATTATTCATCTTTATACACTTGGATTCCGCGGAGATGATTTGCTGTCATTTAACTTATCACTAAATAACCCTTCTAAGATTGCAGAAATACAAGAGATAGAACATTGGAAGGCAAAGTTTGATATCGCTGCATCAGCGACTGAAGGTTATTTTTCTCGTCGTTGGGTATCTGAAAATATTTTTGGTATTAATCACGAAGAATTTGTGCGTAATCAACGGGAAATGTACTATGACCGTAAACACGATGCATCCCTACAGCAAGTTGCTGAAGGCGCTGCAGCCGCCGCAGGTGGTGGTCTTGGTGGTGGTCTTGGTGGTGGCTTAGGCGGTGGTGATGCTCTTGGTGGTGGTTTGGACACCCCAACACCGCCAGCCGCCGGCGGTCCAGCAGAGATACCTGCTACCGATGTAACAGATACCACTCCACCGCCACCAGACGCCACCGGCGGAGACGCACCGGCCGGGGGAGATTCACCGTTATTAGCAGTTCCACCCGGTTCAAGAAGCTCAAAAAGTCTTAATCCAAATGATTCAAATGTTAGCACATACCAGAAGAGTAGTTATAGGAGAAAAGACGGAGTGAATGATCGAAGACCAGCAGGCAAGCGAGCCCAATCATACGCCTCCATTGCTACACCAGAAACTAATACGCCAAGAAAGAATAATCTTGGTTACCCAGAGTTAAGATCTCTGAGCAGAGGAGTTTTTACCGAAGAGACATCTATATATTCTGATAGAGAATTGGATGAGGAACAAAAAATCCTTGAGATGAATAACTCAGTAAAATCACTAATTGATGTTTTAGACAAAAAAGACAAACTACTGACGGAGCAAAAAGATGAAACACAATAAAAAAAGAAACACGGCATTTGTTTTCGAGTCGCTCGTAAAAGAAATTACCGCAGCGATTATTAAAAATGATGTTGATAGAAAAAACAAAGCAGTTTCTATTGTTAAGAAACACTTCCGCCCCGGTAGTGCTCTTCGTCACCATCTAGAGTGTTACAAGTCACTGTATGAAAATCAAGGCTTAGAAAGAGAAGTATGTGAAAAGATTTTAAAAGAAGCTAATATATCTGCTCGCTTGATTGATCCGCATGGTTTATTTAAACAACAAACAGAACTTATTAACGACATTAATAAAGAACTTGATCCAACTGTGTTTAATAACTTTGTACCAAATTATAAGACACTTGCAACTATTGACCAAATTTTTAATTTAAAGACTGCCCCCAAGACGAAGGTCATGCTAGAAAATCAAATCATCGGCAACATGTCACAGACAACCGAACAGTCTACTGGTGACGATGTTGACACTTTAACTTTGACAACTTTTATCAATAAGTTTAATGAAAAGTATTCTGATACTTTACTTGATGAGCAAAAAGAACTTTTAAACCATTACATTACATCCTTTGTTGATAACGCTGTAGAGCTTAAGATGTTTTTGAATGAAGAATTAAGCCGTCTTAAAATCGAAATTAATTCTATAAATGATGAATTATTAAATGAGAAAAAACAATTAATTTCCGAAAAACTTAACAGCTTTCAGGGTACCGAAATAGATGAAAATATTTTACTCACTGTATTAAAAACACAAGAACTTGTAAAGGAACTTAACGATGGCTGTGATAATTAAGGTTGGTAAAAAATCAAACCAGAAAAAAGTTAGACTAGAATTAGATTTACGACGCTCTATGAACGGAGATTTGATGATTTTTGATCATGGGGATATTGACATCGTACTTTCACCTAATAAAAAGAAAGTCGTAGCTTTTCCGAAAGAGACCATGACTGATTTGGTTTATGGTGCACAAAATAGATTATTTGCTTGTCTTAGAAAAAAAGGTATCGTGGTACCCGAAAGTATTCAAGCTGGTGCTTTTTATGGCTCTTTCGAGGCTACACTCGAAGAATCAGTAGACCCTGATGCATCCTCTGCCAAGTTAGCGTTGATTAACATCCACAATTTTATTGAAGAAGAGAGACCATACTTTGAACAAGTTGAAGCAATTGTTTCGATGGATGATGACCATATCTTAAATCCTGATAAAGAATACTCTACTGAACTTGGGGAAGTACCACAAGCTGACGAAAAGGGCTCAATCCGACCCGGATACATCAGAGATCCATACGCATACAACTACATGTATACTATTTGAGGAATTAATGGAATTATTAACTTTTATACTTTGTGCATATGGCTTAACTCAAATTGTTGTATACGGTAAAATATTTAAAAACGTGAGACCAAAAGAGGGACGTTTAGGAGAGTTATTTAATTGTCCAATGTGCATGGGCTTTCACATAGGCTGGTTTTTATTGCTACTTTCTCCGTTCACAGAACTATTTAACTTTGATGTAACGGTAACCAATTTTTTCCTTATGGGGTGGTTATCGTCAGGAACATCATATGTTCTTAATATGATTTTTGGAGATGAGGGAATTAAACATGAACACAAACACGCAAACCCAGAGTCCTGCCACTTGGACAAACAAGTGGATGCTTCAACCAGTTAGACGTTGTTGTAAGGGATCTTAGCTATGGGTAAGAAATTATTAAGAGAATTTTATGAACTTTGCGAAGGCGGAGTTTGTAAAGATTTATTAACTGAAGAAGAAAAGAAATTTGTTGCAGAAGGTGGTCTTATTCTTTCTGGTATTATGCAGATGTGTGAAACTCTTAATGGAAACAAGCGAGTATACACCCGTCCAGTTCTCGAAAGAGAAGTAAAGAAGTATCAAAAACTCGTTAAGCAAAATCGCGCGCTTGGAGAGCTTGATCACCCACAAGAAGTAGAAGTTTCGCTTGAAAGAGTGTCCCATAAAGTTAATGAAATTTGGATGGATGGTAACAAGGTAATGGGCAAAATTCAAGTTCTTGATACCCCTGCTGGTCAAACACTCCGTGCTCTTGTGCAGGGTGGTTGTGCTATTGGTATTTCATCACGTGGAACCGGCTCTGTTATGGAACAGGGCGGTAAGTCTATCGTCCAAGAAGATTTTGAGTTGGTTTGCTTTGATGTGGTTTCAGAACCATCTACACCCGGTGCATTTATGATGCGAGAAGCAAAAGATTTTGGCTTGAAAGAAAGCAAAAGTGATAAAATTAACAGCCTAATAGACGAGGTATTAAAAGATGAAGTATGAAAATTATGGCTTAATTCAAGAGAATTGGGACAGGTTTGTCATAAATGAACAATCTTCGCGTGCTTTGCTTGAGAGTTTAACTACTGAAAAAATTAATGAAATGTTTGACACCGTGGGGCAACCAAGCGGCCCGATCGAAAAGACATCGGCTGCAATTGGTAAGTTTATAAAAAGAGTTAAAAATAAAGTTTTAGGTGGTGCTGGCTTGGTGGCTATTGCTGATATAATGACTGATCTTGACGAAACTGGTATTGGTCCTGAAGCTATGTTTGAATCTCCTTACATGACTGCAATCTTAACTGTGGCAATTATGAATCAGTTTAGTATTACAAAAAAGCAGGCAATTCAAGCTACAAAATCGGCTGCTCAGACTGTGAAAGATCAAGGACCAGATGCTGCTAGACAAGCCGCTGCAGCTACTGCTGATGCAGCCAGAGTGGCTGGCAAGAAAACAGTAGAATACACTAATAGAGTAGCGAACGATTCGCGAGCAAGTCCTTTTATGAAAAGTCTATTTAGAAACTTGTCTGTTATATTGAGTCCAGAAGAATTGGAAAATCCTGAAGAAGTTCTTAATAATGAGCCAGTACTCCGCCGCCGTGTAAAGCAGCTTGTTGATAGAACACAGGGTTCAATAAAAGATGATGATGAAAATCAATAAGAGAGTATAATGAAAAAATCAGATTTAAAGAAAGTAATAAAACCACTTGTAAAGGAATGCATACAAGAAGTTCTAATAGAAGAAGGACTTCTTTCTAATGTTGTTTCTGAAGTCGTAAAAGGTTTAGGCAATACACCAATTGTTGAGAAAAAGCAAGCAGTGCCTAAACAAATTGTTCGCGAACCAAGAAATATAAACCTTGATGAACAGAGACAAAAAATTATGGGCGCTATCAACAAAGATGCATATAACGGAGTTGACTTGTTTGAAGGCACAACACCTGCACCATCGCAAAGAGACCAGCCCGCAGGAAGCGTTGATCTAGGTGATCCCAACGATGCAGGTGTTGATATAAGTTCTATTATGGGTGCTTCATCTCAAATTTGGGAAAGGTTAAAGTAGGTAATAATGAAAAAAAATTCACAAGTAGTTACAAAGAGATTTAATAACAAAGAAAGCAATGAAAGATTAATTCGTAGATTTCTTAAAAAAGTTAAGAAAGAAAGAATAGTTGAAGAAGTCAGAGATAGAAGGCATTACGAAAAGCCTTCAGTTAAAAAGAAAATTAAAAAAGAGCGCGCCCAAAGAGCAAGACTTAGAGAACAAAGAAAAAAACAAAGAGCCTTAGAAAGACGGCGAAGAAAAATTTAGCAACTATTTACATTGTAAATTAAAATTTAAAGGAGTTTAATAATGGGAAGTTGGGCAGTAAGACCGGGACTAAATAATGTTGGTTCTTACCAAGTTAGTGGTAAACCTTTCGCTTCAGGTTCGTGCTTGGCACCAGCAGCAGGATCAGCGACATTAAAAATAGAATTTCCTGCTGTGACAAAATGGGTTCAAATTGTACCACATAGTCAAGATTTAGGTGATTTAAAAGTTGGATTTAGTAAAGCCGGAACTCTTGGTACAAACTTTTTTACTGTTAATGTAAGCTCTAGTGCTGCAACAAGACTTGACTTAAAAGTTAGTGAATTACATTTTGTTTCTGCTGATGCTACTACTTTTAAATTTGATATCATAGCCGGCTTAACTACCATTCCACCGAACTCTGTAGAAACTGATGATGGCGCTAGTTGGAAAGGCACTAGTGGAGTAGGATAGGCCCATGGCGAATTTTGGCTGGGCATATGTAAATTGTACTGATGAGGAGGGTAGTGGCGGTCAAGCTGCTGGTCCCACTGGTTCTATTCAGTTTTTGTCCGCCCATAATACAACCAATGGTGTTGACAAACTAGTCTATCACACTGCCTCAGCATTTTCGTATAGCCCTAGTACTATGGTGCTATCTGGTAATTTAATAGTTACCGGTGCCATATCAGCTAGCGTTTTTCATTACAAAGACATTACTGTAATTGACGCAACAGGATCTACAAATTTTGGCGATACTAACGACGACAGCCATATCAGAACTGGTAGTTTGATTGTTACAGAGGCTGGAGCCGGTCCCGCTAGTAATTTTGTTTTAAGTGCAAGTGCAACTCAAAAAGTTGTTAGTGTTGCTGGTTTTGCTGGCAAGTATACTGCGATTAGTGCGACACCTACCACACTTACGCAAGGCAGTCATATATATGGTGTGACTAGAACTTCTGCAACAACATTAGTATTTCCATCTGCTTCATCTGTCCCAGCCGGATTGATTTGGACAATTAAAGATGAAGTTCCTGCAAGAACAGGTGCTGGTAATAATATTACATTAACAGGTACCGCCGGCGGTGATCAATTATTTGACAACGAAGGCACATATGTTCTTACTGGTACCATGCCGGCGATTAGTGTGTATTCAAACGGAACAAACTGGTTTGTCTTCTAATTAAAGAAGGAGACACCGCATGGCAAAAAATTCTATTACTGGGTCAGTAATTGCCCCTTTATATTTTGGGCCCGGTTTAGATCAAGCCCCGGGTAATATTGTATCCGGTAATTTAAGTACCTCCGATGGTGCGGAAGTTATTAACATTCCTAGAGTTAGCAATGCAACAAATAATGCTATTGTTACTAATGTAGATGGTAATGCTAATACTTTAACATGCGAATCCAACCTTACTTTTGATGGTGACACATTAAACGTCACAGGAGAGATAACAGCTAGTACAGGTATTTCTGCGTCATACTTAATGGGCGATGGTAGTAGGCTTACAGGTATAACAGCCGGCGGTGGTACTGCTAATGCACAGGGTCCATTAGGAGCACTTCAATTTCGCGATGATGCCGGAGCAGGAACGATTAGTGGTTCTAATAATCTTGTATTCAACAATAATATTTTACAGGTTTTTGGCGGTCTTAAACTTAATAGAAGAAATACAAACACTACTATAACAGCATCCACTACAGACTACTATATTGGCACCAATACAACCAATGGTGTTTTATCAATTAGATTACCTGATGCCGCTAATTTATTAGATGGTCAAACATACGTTGTGAAAGATGAAGCTGGTACAGCAGCATCTAATAATGTTACAATTTTGGCATCTGGTTCGCAAACAATCGATGGTCAAAATTCAGTAATTTTGGAATCACCTTTTGCATCTATCCAGCTTTATTGCAACGGTGCAAATAAATACTTCATTACATAGAAAAATACTGCACGGTACGTACTATTTATAATTGAGCGGGTTGCTATTTATGCATATGAAAAATGGATAGGTGTATCTCGTTCAGCTATAAATAAAACTTAAAATGGAGGGTTTTTAAACATGGCTTACAAATTTCAATTCGGACAGGCAATTTTGTCCGGTGCTTTGGACCAAGAAGGTGACGTTCAAATCAAGGATCAAGCTGGGGCTACCCAAATTAAACTTGATGACAACGGTATCATTTCTGGTTCTGGCGATTTTCAAATGAAAGGTAACCTCGTTGTTAACGAAGTCAACCGCATTACTGCTGCTGGTGCAGCTTCCTTTACCAGCATTGATGGTTCTGGTGACTTAACAGTTGCTTCGATCACAAACGCTGAGTTTACTGTTGATGCAAGTGGTAACACCGACATTGATGGTACTTTAAATGTTGAAGGTGTTCCCACCTTTCAAGCTAAGTCGGTACACTCGGCTGGTGCTGAGTTTAACAGCCAAGGTATAACTTCAGTTGGTTCTATTGCTGGCGCTTCTAGCATTGACGGTACTGGTGATCTTACTATGGGCACCATTACTATGAGTGGTTTTGCTGTCGATTCCGATGGTGATACCGCGCTTAAGTCTTTAGCTGTTGACGATTCCTCAACCATTGGTTGTGATTCTGACACTGATCTTTTGACTTTTGCTGATCAATCGATTACTGTTGCTGCTGATGCCGCTCTTACCTACAAGGGTACTGCCATCACTTCGACTGGTGCAGAACTTAACCTAGTTGACGGTTCTCAAGCTGGCACTGTTGTGAACAGCAAAGCTGTAATCTATGGCGCTGGTGGTCAGGTCGTTGCTAACGCACTTACAGGTACTCTTAGATTCTCGCTTGACGTAGCTGCTAACAGTGGTATCGGTATGACCCCATTCGATAACTCTGCTAACGTTGCTGATCTCGGAATTAGTGCTTCTTTCATGCAAGCCGCTGATGTTGCTGTCGCTGATGATCAGCTTGTTATGCTTGATTCTGATGGTTCTGTTAAGCGTGAAAGCTTCGCTGATTATGCTACCGCAATCGCTGGTGATGGTCTCGCTGCTTCTGCTGGTGTTCTCTCTGTCTCCTTGACCGAGTTAACCGAAGCTGCTGTTAACGTTGCTGCTGACTCGTTGATTTTCATCGATGCAGACGGAAACGTTACTCGTAGAGATACTTTTGCTGATTATGCTACTGCACTTGCTGGTGACGGTATTGCCGCATCTTCTGGCGTCCTTGCTGTTGGTGTAGATGATTCGTCTATCGAAATCAACTCTGATGCACTTCGTCTTAAAGATGACGGTGTTACTGGTGCCAAGCTTGCTCCTGCAGTTGCTGGCGCTGGTCTCGCTCAAGACGGTTCTGGAAACCTTGATATTGGTGCTGCTGCAAATGCTGGTATCGCTGTGAATGCAGACGATATCGCTCTTGATCTTAACGATCTTTCTGCCGCTACTGTCAACGTTGCTAACGATAGCATCGCTATCATCGACGCTGATGACAGTAATGTTTCCAAGAAAGAAAGCATTGTAGACTTTGTTTCTGGTATCGCTGGTGCAGGTCTTTCGGCTGCATCTGGACAGCTTTCTGTTCAAGGCAACACAGTTACAGCTATCACTGATGGTATTTCGTTATCTGAAGGTTATAACTTTGCTACCGGCTCGACTGGTGGTACTACGTTACTCCCTGCTTCGCCAAGCGTTGGTGATGTTGTTACTGTTAAGAATTCAACTGGTGGTGTCCTTGTTGTTGCTCGCGGAGACGCTGGTCACGACATCGATGGACAATCTGCTGTTGTTCTTGAGTCGCCATTTGCTGCTGTCACATGTGTATACATGGTCGCAAACAAGTGGAAGATTGTGTAATCAATCTTTTTCAACTTTGTTGAATCCTTTGGATGTCTCCCTTGTGGGGGCATCCTTTTTTTTGTACTACTTATTGTGTGAAGGTTTTAGATTTGCATGGTAAAACTCATGTTGAAGCTCGATATTTAGTGGAAGAGTTTGTACTTTTGAATGAAACACCTATTAAAATAGTGACTGGCAATTCAGATCAAATGAAAATTATCGTTAAAGAAATAGCAGAGAAGCATAAAATGTATTATTTCCCCGAACATTTCAGCAACTTTGGAGCCTACATAATACAAGACAAAACGATAAGTTCATCTATTTATGGTTGAGAGGATTAAAAATGGCATACAATGTTTTAAAAGGTAACGTAGAGGGTTCAGTTGACCAACATGGCGATCAAGAAATCAACGGAGTAAAAGTATTTAAAAATACCGTTAGCGCAAGTGTGTTTTGGGATACAGATTCTCAAAGCCCCTGTGCTACTATGAAAGATGTTGCAATAAAAAAGATAAAGGGTAATATAAACAATGGATTAATTATCTGCGACAAAGAGCATGGAGCACGAACACACCATAATTTAAAATATAATCAAGACACCGAAACCCTTAGTGCGAACACAGTTGCAGCAACCACATTTGTTGGTTCTGGCATGTATTTAAAAGATATTCCTAATGATTCATTCACAGGGCCTATTGATGCTAATTTTTTAAATCACGGTGTAGGACTTCAAAATTTACGAGGTAATTTACAATTAAAAACAAATAACGGTTTAATCGCCGATGAAGCAGGTGTTGGACTATCCCTTTCGGCAAATTCTGGTATATCGATTAAATCAAACAAAATATCTGTTGACCCAACTAAACTTGAGTCAATCAATAGAGAGGGACAAAATTTAAGTGATAACGATCTCCTCATTGTCGCTGATGTGTCAAGAGGCAATTCAACCAACACAACGTTATCTAATTTATATGATTCCTATATAAAAGCAAAAGTTCCATATCCAGTGGGTAATAAAGGCTCACTACAATTTAAAGGTAAAAAAGATTTTGAATCCTGCGACAATTTGAATTATGACTCAGAAACTAGCACTTTAAGTTTAGAAGGCACAGTTGGTTCTAAATCAATTGTAAGTAAATCAAAAATGGTTTGCCAAGGTGCAGTTTATCATAATATAACTAAAGTAAGTGAAAAAACTTATGAGGTTAACAACACAGACTATACAATCATATGCGATGCTCAAAAGAATCACGTCCACGTGAATCTGCCTCCAGCACAGAATAATACTGGAAGAATTATTGTTGTTAAGAAAGCAGACTCAGGTAAAATCAAACTAACAGCTAATAAAGTTAGTGTTGTTTGCGAAGATAGTAAAATTGATTTAAACAATAGAACAGAAATAAAAATGAATTACTCATCGAGAACATTTCAGTCAGACGGTGAAAACTGGCACATTATTGGCACCAAGGGAACTTGATTTCTACTTATAAACGAAGGAACCACACAACATGGCATATAACAACAACAAAGGACCACAACACTCAGGCGACATTCAGTTTGAGGGTGACCCTGACGAAACTAAGATTGATTTCGAGAATGACTCTATAACACTTAAAGCTGGAGCCGTTGGCAGTCTTGATCTAAATAACAGTAGAGTTGTGATTTCTGTGCCTTTGTCTGGTTCTGAAATTCTTGGAGACGGCACATACTTACAAGGTATCACTGGTTCTGGCGGTACTATGTCGAGTTTTATACTATCAGGCAACACCGGCACTACACAGACAATTATAAATGGTAACACTTTATTTGTTTCTGGTGGTACTGGTTTGACAGCTAATGTTGCCGCTACTGATAAAGTATCTCTTGCTCTTGATGATACATCCGTGAGTGCTGGTTCTTATACATATACTTCTCTAACCGTTGATGCACAAGGTAGACTAACCGCTGCATCAAATGGCACTGCTCCTGCTATTGCCACGCTTTCTAACGCTGGCTCAAACCGTGTTATAACTTCTGATGGGGGTGATCAAGCATCAGGGGAATCAAACTTAACATTTGACGGCACCAAGCTTGATGTAACCGGACACATAACAGCCAGCCTTGGGATTTCGGGTTCTTACTTTATGGGTGATGGTTCTGGTTTGACTGGTCTGCCGTTACCAGCTATTGCAAACTATAATACATCAGGTGATAATCGAATCATTACCTCGGTCGATGCTGATACAGTTCAAGGCGAAGCTAATCTTACATTTGATGGTTCACTATTGAATCTAGCAGGTGCACTTGAGGCTACTCAAGCAATCACAAGCTCCTTGGGAATACATGTAACAGGTTCCAGTCCTAAATTATCTATCGGCACAAAAGGTGGTCATAGCAACCAAGACGGGATGCTCTTTGTTAGACCAACCGATGAAGCCGGCAATAATCATGTTTTAGCTTTGTTCCAAGGAGCTTCGGGAGACGGACAACGAATTGTATTTGCTGCCAGTGGCTCCGGTCAAGTTCTTATAGGCGGTGGACATATCGCTGGAGGTATACTTAGTGTAAGTGGCTCGACAGCAGAAACGCTGATCACAGCAAAAAGTGACTCACTCACCAATGCTTTTCAGGTTGCTGGAAATGGTAACACAACCATATCAGGCTCGTTAAGGGCTAAATCTTTACATATGACAAGTCACAAATTTGCACCCGGAGGATCTACTGCACATTTTGTAAGATTTGATACGAATGGTTCTGATGCGGTGCAGAATGACAATAACAAATTAGTGGCACCGTTTTCTGGAAAACTTATAAAAGTCGTTGCTAGAGCAACATCAGCACCCGGTAGTACAGTTATTGGGTTACACAGTAATGTAGACGGTGCACAAAATGTTAGCAGTACATCTACTGAGGACATAACAGTTAATATGGCAAGCGCTAATACGACATATACCTTTAACTTTACAGATACCGCAAACTATGGTCCGGGCGACATTGTTGGTGTTAAATTTAACCCAACTAGCAATCCCGGTACAGTAACTCTTACCTCTGTCTGGGAATTTGATCAAAATTCATAGCAGTTAGTTAATAAATAATGAATGATTAAAATGGCTTTCCGTCCATAATAATACTATTTATTTCTGAATTATTGTCAATTTAGGAGTAAATTCATGTCTAATCTTCTTAACGAATCCATCGTGGATGCAAAAGCACTTCGCGAATCAGCACTAAAGAACGCTGAATCTGTTGTTATTGAAAAGTATGCCGATGAGGTGAAAAGAACACTTGAAAGCTTGTTAGAGCAGGAAGAAGATTTAGGCTTGGGCACTCAACCAACTGAAGAAGTTCCTGCTTCCAACGGTGAGGAAGTAGTTCAAGAAGAAAGTGATGATGTCCCACTCGCTGCAACTGATGGATTGGGCGAGAACGAAGGGACCAATCTTGATTCTCTACAATCTGAGGGAGAAGATGTTGAGGTGACTCTTGACTTGGGTGCCCTTCAAGAAGCTATTGAGGCACTTTCGAGCGAACTTGATGAAGAAATCGATTTGACAATTGAAGAAGAA